CCAAACACATTCTTGTCGCCTTCGCCCAAAGCAAAGTCGCCAGTGTCGAATGTGCCTAGCGGGATATTTTCCTCAAGCCACCATCCCAAATCGTTCACGCTTTTGATAAATTCAGAAACACCGCTGGTTACGCCACGCGCAATCGCGTGACCTCCTTCCATGACGACACCCTTGCCGATATCCGCAGCGACGCCTTCTGCCGTTTCGCCAACACCTTTGACCCAAGACGGCGTGATCGAAGACGCATAATTCTTAATCCAATCAAACACAGATTCTTCTTCGGTCTTGCGTTTCGGGGCTTTGGCGTCTTCAGTTTCTCCGGCGTTTTCAACCTTTTTTCGGGAAGACATAAAATTCTGCAATATAGCTTCATCGTTTGAAGCGTAAATGCGCTCTTTCTCGTACTCTGACGCAGCATCCGGCTCAGACAAAAACGCTTGCGCCGGGTCTTCGAACAGCGGCGGCTCAGGGACAACGACCTGATCGCGCGGCGCGTAAGCAGCTAATTCGTTTCTAGGAGAGTCGTATTCAGGGTTGATCGCCATTAGATCATTTCGCCTCTTTTATTGGTGCCGTTATGGTGAAATAGTTCAACCATTCGACCAATTCCTTGTTGTTCTGCTTATATTTCGAGGTTGCCCGCTTGCCATTGTTGTATTTGGTTTCGTTTTCTTGTATCAAAAGCTCCAAATCACTCGGTGATTGCGGGTTGAAAGAGTTTACTGGCGCAGGGATATTTGATCTGTACCTCATAACGATATCATTCGCCACCTGTTTAGGTATCTCGCCATTACGGACACGACTTCTGTACTCGCGTTGCGCCGCCGCTACGCGCCTATTTATCTTCGCCCTTTGCTCATCATTCATATTAAGAATAGTAATCCCCCCGATGGCTCCGCCAGATATCTGGCCCTTTACATATTCCCACTCTTCTTTTTCTTCTTCCTGCCCGTAACGGGGCGTGGCGTTCAACATTCTTTGGTTTTCCAAAACAAGCAACTTAAAGTCCTCTTCAGAAAGCTGATCGTTGATGCGCGCGCGAAGAAGATCGTCGTGCTGATCTATGCCATTAACAATGTTATCAGATATTTCAGACAGAACATTGATGTTCGTGGTTGCGTCTTGTGTTCTGGATTTCTCTTTCTCAGCAAATTGATAAAACAGCTTCGAGATTTCTTGACCTCGCCTCATGTCAGACAAGAGTGTTTCAGAATAATTATTTTTATTCTTAAAAAAGTCCGAGATCATAGCAGATTCTCGCGTCTGTTGGCCGCGCGTTTTCGCCTGAATTGCTTGTACCTGTGCGCTTTCTTCTAATTTAACCGCCGCAGCGTTCGCGCTCTCTGCGATCTTGCGAAGTTCTGTGCGGTCCTTTGGATTGGAATCATTATAAAATCTATCCAGCTTGGAACCTTCGGGAAGGCGTCCCTCTAAAATAAAACGCAAAATCTGCTCATCGGGTGTTTCGGGATTTCGTGCCCATGCTTCAACCGCGTCCTTCTTGGAGGCCAGAACTCTTTTGTTCAGATTATCAGAAAACGCCTTGTATCCCTCCGGGTCGCCTAATGCCATATAAAGATGGAATCCCTTCCGGCGGGTCGCCTCAATCTTGTCGTTATAGGTGATAACGTCTCCATTACGGGCGCGCGTATCACCCGTATCCATTACGTCAGGTATTTCATCAAGAAGTTGCCGGGCAAGCTCGAACGCCTTAACTTCGCGTTGTTGCTTGAGGCGCGCTTCGTACTTGCGCGACGCAGAAACAAACGCAGTATTACCAATCGTGGCAAGACCAGCGCGCATTTTCCTAGCGTCTGCCGTACTGTATCCCGATAAAGAAGACGCATATCCTTCGATAGAGGCATTGACGCGAGTCTGGAAGTCTCCCGGCGTCATCCGCCCTTCTTCAACAGCAAGCTGGAGATTGGATATCTCTTGACGACCCAGCAGTTCAATTTCGTTATTGATTGCCGAAAGAGCGGCAGAGCGCGCCGCATTTCCGAAGATAGTATCCCTATCGCCTATAACCTGTATTTCCTCACCTACGGCGACAGAATCTCTGATCTGTGCCGCAGTAGGCGCATTTTCAGCGCCGTATTCAGCGCCCTCAATCTTCGCCCGTTCGGCGGCCTCTTTGAAAGCAAACGTCGTCATGCGATCCAGCGCGTTACGAACCCCTTCAAACTCGTCGCGTATCTGCATCTGCGGCATACGGTAATTCAAGCCGCGTGTCGAAACAGACGGGACGGCGGTAGGAGAAACTCCTATTCTGCGATATCTAGGAAGACGTTCAGCCATTTATCGTCTCGTCTTCGGCTGGGTCGGCTGTTTCTCCTGGGTCGGTTTTTTACCTATTTTATAATAGTCATAACCAGCCTCTCCCAATGTAGTCGCTGCCTTGAAGTAAGATTGCCTCTTCGCCACTTCGCCCTCATAACGCAACCGAGAGGCTTCTTGTGCGCCGCGATTAAGCTCAAGCTGGGCGTCTTCTTCAAATATATTAGCCTGCATTTCTCCGGCTCGGAGCGTAATAGTCGCGTTGTCTCTTGCCGTATAGGCCTCGTCGGCACCACGCGCCAATGCAAATTGATTGAGCGCCCCCGCGCTGCCGCTAAACGGATCAATCCCACCAGTACCACTCATGGCGTTTAATGTCGCCATCGTGCTTACGATGTTCTCAAGCGTCCTCACGCCTTGCTCTTTGTATTTTAGCACTTCTGATCGCGTTTTCATCCGCTGCATCGTCGCTTCGCGCAAGGAAGCCATCGCCTGCTGCTGTGCCGCCTGCTGGGCAGCGGCAGCTTGTGCGTTCGCCATTTTCGCCTGCGCTTGACCGCCAGCAATAGTTGCGATGGCACTCACGCCAGCCGTGATAAGGGGGACGACCGCTGCTGTCATTGTGCTATACTCACTTTATAATCGACACCAAGAACGGTCATCTTTAGCGGCACATTTTGGCCTATCGTAATTTGACCGTCATAATTATAACCTAAAATCCCGTGTAGAGTTTTGAGGCCCGTGAACTCCGGCACGTCTTCGTCAAGGATGTCACCGCCCAAACGTCGGAAAGGTATTTCTTTGCCGTTGATTGTCATCGCTTGCGTTTCGTAGACTTCAGCGTTCACCTCAAAGATGCGCTTCTTAAACCCTTTCAGCGGGCCAGACGGCAGCTTTGGTTCAAACGGCAGCGTCTTGATTACAGGCGTGAAGTTAAGGCCGACTTGATACGAAGCAGTAGCAGCTTCAGCGAACGTAACAGTGAACGGAGTAGCTGGTACAGTTTGGTTAGGCTCCACAACACCATCTCGTATAATCGCGACACTAGCAGCTTCAAGGTGGTCCATAGAAACTGAAGAAGCCGCGCCGCCAGTTTTTGCACAGTCAAGAAGAACCGTCTCATCAAACAACTCCACATAATAAACGGTAGCCGCATTTACTGTTCGCTTCACCGCGACATAGACATCATCGACATCGACGCCGACATTTATAAAATCGCCATCTGTCGTCCATGACGACGGGGCGACGACATTCTGTGACCTCAAGACCGTGTAACAAGTTATCGAACCGTCATCGCTATTTACAATCAGAAGCCTATCGCCCTCATCCGTAGACGTTGCAACGCGAACCGCCATCTCCTGCGGCGATTTCAGCAGATGAGACGAAAGTAGCGATATTTTTGCCGACGTGTACGCTTGAACCGCATCACTATATAAGAACTCTTGAAGCGCTTTTCCCTGTCTCTGAATAAACAAAGACGCGCCGTCAATGTTCTGCACACGGATGCCGGTTTTCATACCAAAAGCGGTTTGCTGCTTCACGATCAAATTTGAAGGCGTAATCGGCTCATCCAATGACTGCGGTACATAGAACTCGCCGCCGGTCGTGAATACTTGCAGATGACGCCCAGAGTAAATATCGACAATCGCATTAAACGTTCCGGTGTCTAGTGTCGCTTCAACAGAACTATCGTCTAATGCTTGCCCCGGATCAAAGTTAAAAAAGTCGCTGACGCGTGACCCCCAGATCGTAGATGGCAACCCTTTCGATCCGCCGAAATATAAACGCCCCTCATGGAACGTAACGCTTCGGGGCCAACCGCGCGTTGCACTCCACGCATTTTCATAACCAAATTCAATAGACCAGTTACCGCTACTGATTGCATTAGTATCGAAAAAGGGTATCTCGACATAAGCCTTAACAACAGTGTTGCTAACGAACTCTGTAATACGCGCCCGCCCAAAACCATTCAGCGCATTTATGTATTCACCAACCGCAGCTTCTTTGAACGCCTTAATGTCATATTGTGAGGTGGCGTCAGGAGCGGTATCGAAACTAGGCTCAACCGTTGCTATCTTAGAAGTTGCGTTATAATCAGCAATACTACGAGTCTGACCAGAACCAGTGCCACCTGTGATTTCAATAAACATACCATTGCACTGATCGTCTGACCCAAAGCTAGTGGCCGATTTGAGGGTAATCGTGCTTGTGCTGCCTGCTTGCGCGGTTCCGTTGTCGGTCGTTACGCTGGACGCCGTAATCTGGATATTACCGCTAGTGCCGGATGGCGTGATAGTGTAGGTCGGATTGTGTATATCAATATTAAACGCAAAAAGCGGAACATAAGAAAAATTTATTGTGGTGGCTGTCCACGAAGAATCACTTACACCGCGCACGATCTTGAGAGGTTCTAGGTCTTCATGGACAACGATAACCGTATCCGCCGACTGGACCCAATTTATTTCCGGCAAAATTGAAGATGTAAGCGCCGCTAATGTGAGATAATCGTTGCCGCTGCCATTGATATTCGTGATGAGAGCGCCATTCTTAACGACGTACATGCGCCCCGGCGTGAACACAAGCATGTAACTATCTGATACGCTAAACTCAAACTTGACCATACGGACAGCATCGCCAGCGCCAGAGTCCAGTTCGAAGATAAACTTCGTGCCTTCACGGCGCTTTGCGCCACCTTGCGGTTGGATTGATACGTTTGTCGCCGTCGTTAGGCCGGACGAGTATTGGGCAATATCAGTACGCGCCCTCAGTTTAGGGTCTAATTCACCAGACGTGAAATCGTTCTGTATGAATACAGTGCGGCTCATCCACGAACATCCGTTAGTGGGAACTCCATGATATTCTGCGGCGGGCGGTCGCCGCCGTCAATGTTCATGGAAACGCGCGCCAGACCGCCGCGCATATTCTGTGTCGGAGACCCGAAAGCCATCTCGTGAAAGTATTGCGCTTTCGTGATTTGATCCGTGACCGGTTCTGCAAACGTCGCAGCGAGTGCGTGTCGCAGGAAGTTTACGAAATAAGGCGGAAAAGAGGAAGCATCGGGACGGAACTGGTAGTCAATCCAAACCTGCTCGTAATTTGCGTATAAGCCGCCGCTGTAAATTTCAAACTCGCGCAGAGGCAGCGCCCCTGTCGCGCTCGTGTTAAATACCGCTTTCGGGTTGCCTAAGATGTCACCCGGCAGCGCGTATTTGTATTTCCATTCATTTACGGGAGTGTCAACAAGCTGTGCAAGCTGAACTTTCTTGACAGACCAGCTGTACGGATACTGCATTATAGCAGTGTCGCGGATATCATCGTAGAGACGATCTGCAATCTGCGCCTCATCAGTTCCGTCGCTAAAACTAGAAAGAGGAGAAGCGCCCAACATAATGAGCGCATCGGAACATATGGATAGTTTCGTATCGCCTGCGGCCATGCCGACCTCTCAAAGCAAAAGGGGCGGGCCGAAACCCGCCCCGATCTTATTAGTCGCCGTCAGTCGCGGCAAGCGTCGTGCCGTCCGCAACATCGACCACACCACCGCTGTTCGAAAGAACCTGCGTCAGTGTGCTGACCCGTGTGCCACCCGTAGAGGTGACGCAATAGATCAGATCGCCAATGGCGAGCGTGTCGGAGATACTGTTGAAATATCCCGCAGTGTTTACATCAGCAATCGTGTCGGCGGTCTGATAGGTGTAAATGCTAGGAGCATTACCCTTTTTAGAGGCCGAAACAACGCCAAGTCCTGAAGAAGCAAAAGCCATAATAAAACTCCTTACTCAGTGCTGCTGATTTTGACAATGCCGTCGTCGTCGATGGCAACCGCACCAGCGGAGAACATCGAGGAGACGAGGAACGAAGTCTTCTCAGGCACATAGTTGATTTCGGACTTCTGATTCATGCTGATACCCATACCAACCGCGTCACGATGGAACGCGAAGCTGGTGCGGGTGGACGGCAGAGGAAGACCGCCTTCATCACGATCACCGAGCATGATAAATTTCATGCCCAAAAACGTATCGACCTCTCCAGCACTTAGCGCCTTGATGGTGGAGAAATCGCTTGAAGTGAGTTCAGTTTCATTCAGAAGCGCCGACAGACCATTCGCATGGATGACAATCATACGACCTTCAGCCGGGACATTCTTGGCGTCCAGAGCCTTTTTCGCCGCCAGCAATTTGTCCAGATTCAGGTTCGTACCCACGCCACCGACGTCGGTGCCTACAGTTGAGGGCGACGAAGCTGAGTTCAGCGCGTCGATACAAAGCTGATCCATCCGACGGCCAATAGCGTTACCAACGACCTGCACCAGTTCACGGCGCTCGTCGAAGTTTACTTTGGCCTGATGGAAGATGTCGCTGTATTCAGCAGCGATGTAGTCTTCCATAGTGGCAGACACCTGCGAGTAGGTGACGTTCAGCGGGGTTACGTCGGTCTGCGGGACGCGGACCGTTGCCGTGCCTTTCCCAATTTTCGGGAACTTCACGACCGAGCCTTCGACATTGTTCCGCTCGCGGGTAGCACCGGCAAGCATACGAGAAGCCTGATACGCTTGCTTGACTTCCGCGTCGAACAACTGAACGAAAGCGTTAGAAATGCCTACGGCCATTTCATTTTCCTTTCTGTTGTGTTTAACGAAAAGCGCCTATCAGGTATCCATATCGGGCTGAGGCTTGAACGGTTTTGCGCCTCGTCCCAAGGCCGGTCCAACGGGCCACGCGGTTATCCGTTATAACAATTATAAAAAACATTTCGAAAAATGTAAATACTTCCTATGTCAAGAAAAATTACTAGACTCCCCTAGCAATTCGATTTCATTCACACAGGGGAATAATCTTGCGTACCGTACACTTGATCAAACATCTTCTCGACCTTGGCGCGGTATCCGGGGTCACTAATATATTCGGGCTTTGCGACCATAGCTGAAAGTTCTTCTTTTGATGGCAAACCCTCGACCGGCCCGACATCTACCGGCACCGGCTGATCGCCATAGTACGAACGGACTTTCTGTAAAGCGCGAAGACCTTGGGCAGTGCCGCCCATGATCTTGAACTCCTCAAAATCGTCGTTACTCCAAACACCTTTGCGAACAAGCCCTTGTCCCCATTCAGTCATAGACTTGATGGCTATGTCAGCGTTCGGCCCCAATTTCTTAAGTTCTTCTTCATAAGAAACTTTTGCTAAATCTTGCTCTGCGCCTGCCATGCTAATAAATTTAGATGCCAAGTCTTCAAATGCCTTTTGGCTAATGCCGTTTTCTTTTGCCCAATCTTTATACGTTGAGAAAAGTTCGTCATCTTCCGGTATATTAGAATCCTCAAATATCTTAACATCGTATTCTTCAGGCGCTTTATGCTTTCCTTGAGAAAACTTCTTTTGAAGTTCGTTGTACGATTTTGCAAGATTTTCAAGATCAGGCCCGCTTTCATCGTTCCAGAATTTGTCTGGATACCAGTCTGGACGCTCGAACTCTACTTCCTCATCGTTCTCCGCGACTGTTACCTGATCAACGCTAGGCTGCTCATCAGGAATGCGATGCTCAATAGACGCCTCCTCTTGTGGCGTTTCTTCTACCGCAGTATTCGCCTCAGCTAAAAGACCTTCGCCTTCGATTGTGTTTTCGTCACTCATAATTCTGATGCCCTTTTAATACGCCGCTCAATTTCGCGGACTAATGAGTTTTGTCCTTCCCTCGCATATCCATGACTTGCTTCTTCGCCCGGATACCAAGTCGGCTGTTCTATCGTCAGCGAACGCAAATGTTCAAACACATTTTGCCCATCTTCGCTGCCAAATACACGCAGGTACATGCGATCTATATCATCACGATCCTGCTGATTTGTACGACGAAGCTCTGGCGCTACCTGCCGGAGTCCGTCCCAACCTTCTGTTTGTTCCACTATTCTCCCTCAACCATATCTTGTTGCTCCATCGCTTGGCCTCCATCAACCATACCCTGTTGCGCCGCCATCTGCGCCATCTCAGCTGCCTGCTGCATTGCCATTTGACGCTCCTCCGGCGTTGTGCGTAGTTCAGCAGGGACTCCTAATTTATCAGCAACGTAATCAGCGATAGCACCCATGCGCGGAGCCATCATGCCCTCCGGTCCAAGCGCTTGCGAAAGTTGAACCCATTGCGTAATTTTCTCTATGTCACCCATGTTTTGTGCCTGCGCGATAGGCGACACCGGAGACACCTTTACCTCCAAACCATTTACACGCAACGGCATCTCGATCATGCCGCGCTCGTCCATGACGTACAGCACCCGCGACACGACAGGGATCATCGTTTCGGTGATCAAACGACCGAAGGCGCTGCCAAGGTTCTGTGCTAGTTCTTTCATACGCTCTGCAATTTCAGTAGCAGAACGCGCCGACATATTATCTGGCGGTAATGTGTCATCTAGCAGAATCTTCTTCACGTTCATACGAAGATCGTTGATAACGATTTGCGACACATTGAAATCGCCGGAACGCGGCAACTGCTTCAGGCTCTCACCCTGCGGCCCGCCATTACGCGCGACCGGAATGATAGCACCGGGCGTAATGCGAATCGTCTGCGGGTTGAGAACGCCATCGTCTGCCGCAGTGTACACGCCAGCGATAGATAGAGACGCATTTTTCAGTAGCAGTTCCAGTGTTTTGTTTAGCGTCTTGATGTCGGGCAGCGCCGTGATTAGCGGACCTCGACCATAGACCTCACCCGCCACTTTCATAAAACGCGCAACAATCCACGGCGACGACTTCATCTTGCGTTCAACAATCGCGGCTTTGCCATCCGGCCAGATTACCATGTAGTCGTAATCGCCACGCTGAACATCAAGAACAGTTGCCTCAAGCAAGTCGATCTCATCAGTCGGCTTCTCGTCAATCATGCGCTGAAGACGATCCGGGATTTCCGCGTCAACCCAATGCTGCTTGATCGCTTCTGCCTTCAGACGCATACGCCGGTAAACATTATCGACTTTGCCGTGTGCGCCTTCTTCGATTGCAACGAGATACTGTGGAACAGACGTGAATCGGACTGGGGTTGTCTCATCACCGGGTTGAATGAGCATGACCGCCGTGCCGACAGCCAAGTCCATAAGGAACTCACCCATCGCCAGATCGAAATTAGACTGACGCAAAACAGAAAACATTTTGTTTGCGTATGTATCAAGAACCGCCTGTGCCTCAAGCTGACGCTCCTGCGGAATATCCGGCCCCGGCTCCAGACGACACCAGCGCCCATAGGGCGGGAACAGACCCGACTGAATGCGGTTGGCAAACCGCTGCGTCGAGTTGATCGCGGTGGAGTCGAACACGCGAACCATCTTGTTCTGACCGGGCGAACCACCACCTTCGTAGTGACCGTCATACAGATTCCGCTGCGGCAGCGCGAACTCATAGCAGTCCTCGTAAATCTGACGCCAGTTGTCCTTACGACGCTGGGCCAGTTCGTGGCGCTTGATAACCTGTTCGACGGTGAGCATGACTTAACCTTTCGCCTTGTTGCGGGCGCTAATTGCACGGGCCTTGCTTTTCGCATCGGCCTTGGAAGAAGCGCCCCACGCGCGGAGGGAAAGCAACAAACGCGTGGGGCGTCCTTTCTCGTCGCGCTCCGGGCCGGGCATAGCCCCCATTCGCGCCAAGAAAGATGCACGACGTGGGTTATCGCCCTTTTTGACAGGCGCTTTCAGGTCCATACCCTGCGCCCGCGCAGAGGCACGGCCCTTTTCATTCAAACCGCCTGCGGGGTTCTTCCCCGCTTTGCGCTGCCAAGCTGGAGTCTTAGCCACGGGCGGCTCGCATATTATCAATCAGGTTGGGGTACGGACGACCAGCCTTCTTCGCTGCTCGCATTGCGGCGCGTTTTTGTTCGGGCGTCAGGCTCTTGGACTTGCCAATGCCTTTCGGTCGTTTCTTTTCCCAGACCTTCTTCATTTCTTCTTCATCATCGCGGTTTTCATATTGACCTCGCTGATTCGTCCGCCGTACTGCTTGGCGTATTCCTTCGCCGCAGACATGCCTGCTTTGGTATATGCAAACGTCTTAGTCTTTCCATTCTTCAACACTACTTTAGGCATTATGGACCCAATCTATTGTAAATATCAGTTGGACTTAACCAACTCCAAGTGTCTGCTTTTCTTCGCTAGTTGCGCTGTTATTACTGAGAAGTGAGCGGGCGCTAATCCGACGTGCGCGACGACGCGCCGCCTCTTCGCGCTCATTTCTAGTGCTTTCCTTTACGACAGGTTTCGGTTCAACAACAGGTGCGGGTGCGGGCGCGGGCGCGGGTGCGGGTGGCGGAGCAGGCGCAGGCGGTTTCTTCTTCTTAAGAGGGTTCAAACCGCCCATCAGCCAGCCCCAAGTTTCGGTGCAATGCCACGACGCGGATCTTCACGCTCCATTGAAAGTAAAGCCCTTTGACCACCAACACGCCGCGCACGACGGCGGGCAGCAATTTCCTGTTCAGCTTTGCGCTCCTGCTCCTCAAGGCGCTGTTCCTGACGCTCTTGCGCGGCATTGATCTCTGGGTCAGGCTCAGGCGGAGGAGGGAGAGGTTGCGGTGCAGGGGTCTTTGGGCTACCGAAAAGTCCACTCATTAGAAATACCTCGCATACATAAAATGATTTGACTTGTCTGGACCATACTGTCTCATCAAACCTTCTTCAACGAATCCTAATGCTTTTGCCCATCGAATTGCAAGAAAATTACTTTCATCTATCACAAACTGCAATCTATGTAATTCCATATCTATTGCAATCTTATTGATATAACGCATAGCGCCGCGTGTGAGTGATATAGGATTGCTTTCAACGATATAGCTAGTAAGCAACCAACCCTCAGCGGTGCCTGTTATCAGAGGCACAGCGCCAAAACAGCAGGCCACGTTGCCGTCATGGAGCGCTGTGTAACAATTACCATACGAAGCAAAATGCTTCAGAGTCTCGTTGTAGTCATCGAACCATTCAAAATACTGTTCCTCAAATGGGCGTAAATCCATCATATAAACATGACCCCAATGAAACGGAATCATATTCACGCGATAATTGGTTGATATATCATTCGTGGACATATATATTAATCCTGTTCATTCGAAACCTCCTGGTTACTAACGCCTTGGCTAAAGACAAGCCAAGGCGTTTTTCTACGCAAAGATATTGAAGTCGGTCGCGGCCATGTGCTGCTTGAACATCGGGCGACCGTTCGGATTGCGCGTCAAGGTGCGATGCTCCCCGCCGCCCAACATCAGATAGCCATATGCGTCTCCAACGTGCGAATGCTCGTTCTTGTTCGGCATGTCGCGGAAGCGTTCATAACCAGCACCAACCGCAACGCGCTTGAAATGATATCCGCCAGATAAAGACTTTCGTGTCCGCATACATTCCCTCGACACAAGCAGTCCGGGGCGACCGTCGATCAGACGGTTCATCGGCATCGCGCCAGCTTCACGACGCACCTTAAAATCGTTCGATACTGTCGGCTGGGCGCGAAGCCCCAACGTTCGCAGATGGTCGAACGCTGTGACCTCAAATATCTCGTCACGCTTGCCACCAGCCGGGTCGCCCCAGATAAATATCTCCGACTTCGGAAACTTCGTCTGGATATCCGCCATCAAATGATGCGCGAATCGTTCAAGCCCCATATCGAAGGCGACAAGTTCATGTACGAGATGCCATCGACCGTTCGGCATCTTCTGGCCAAACACCGCAGCGGGCGTCAAACCAAAGTCGAGCCCGACATGCACAGGCATACCAGTCTCAATCTCTAAATCCGCCGACATCAAACTATCACTAAACTCGTGCCACACCGGTTTGCCGTCCTGAACATAAACGTACTGCGCTCCGGCATAACATTGAATCCAATCAATCGTTTTACCAGCAAGCTGTTGCTCGTAATAGCCGGGAGGCAAGTTGCTTAGATTCTCTGCGCCTTCGTTAATTATCCAGTATTTGTCAGCCGCGAAGATCGCTGTTTGGTGTTCCTTCGTTCCTTCCTTTACGCCACCGGGTTGCTTAAAGAATTTCCAAGGATAGCGACCGCGTATAGGGTTCTTTTCCGCAAGGTTCGGCCACCAGTGATCCGAATCCATCGGGTTTGTTGACATCCACACGCCACGCCACGGACAACCGCCGTTCTTCTTCGTCGGGTAACGACCGACACGCGATGTCAGACCATCAACCACCGCCTTCGGCAGTTCACGCGCCTCGTCAATGAATCCGCCGGTCAGTTCAAGTGACAGCAACTTTCGCACATCACGCGGCTGATCTAGCGCGAGAAATATCACTTCGCAATCAAGACCCGGCGCTCCATCGCGTGGGGGTAGCTTGATGTGATGCGTGATCGGTGGAGACCAGCGCATATCGCCCCAAGTGTTCTCAGGGAATATCTCTTGCCACGTCTTAATCGTCGTCGTGCGAAGTTCTGGATACGAGTTACGAATGACTGCAAAGCGTGTGTAGCGGATGTTATCAACCGGCGAGGGCGGCTGCTTGACAGCGCGAAGCATCACTTCCGCCAGACTAGCATACGTCTTGCCGCTGCCGACCGGACCCATTAGGCCGCGAACAAAACTATCGTCGTTCAAAAACTTCCAGACTGTCGGGCTTTCGCTGAAGTCCAAGTTTAATCCAGTCAGCGCATCCGTATCACGCTGGCGCTTGCGACGTGGTGAACGATCAGTCGCCCGTTGCGCTCTAGCCATCCCATCTCTCCTCAGAATCCAATTTCCACAACCACCACAAATCTCCACAATAACCGCAGACGACCGCTTGCGTACTGTCGTAAATACGACCGCGAGATAACTCGCCGCAGCGGGTACACTCAACAGGCTTGGCATAAAAACGAACGTAACGACGCGAAAGGTCTATGACGTTATTCCCGTTCATCATCATCCTTATCATCGTCGTCCACGACCTCATACGTCGTCGTCTTCGGACCCGTCACGTTGATGCCAATCATGCTGGGGCGGCGCTCATCGCTGTTCGGCTCAAGCAAGCCACGATGTTTCGCCAATAAGCGAAGCGCGGACAGCTTGTCGTGCATCTCAACCTCAATCGTGTTGCCATGCTGGTTCGGCGTGATCTTCACTTTCTTGATCGACCGACGCGCCCTCTCCGACAGCTTGTCAGATGGACGCACCTGTACGCGGCCAAGTTCATCCCACGACAGCACGTCGGTGATCTCGCCGGAGCCAATCGCTTCCAGTTCTTCAACGACAGCGCGTTTCCGGTCCTCGTCGTCAGCCGCTAGAGCCGCTCGCGCCTCGCGGACGGTTAGCTTCTTATCCGTCATTGACCTCAACCCCCAACGCCGCATAGCCAGCCAGATCGATCCAGCTATCTTCATGGTCCGGTGTCTCGATCAATCTTGCCATCTTTACCGCCGCCATGCAAAGCGCGACCTCTTTCACCGTTACGCGGCGGCTCAGTATAACCGACCACATATCTGCGATCCGCTGGAAGTTCTCCGACGCATCGCCATACGCGCTGCCGCGATCCGACAGCGCGACGGTGACGTTCTCTAGCAGTTCGGTTCTATTCATCTTCTACCTCTCCCCATCCGCTGCACGTTTCACACTCGACCCATCTCACGCGATACTCCATCCACGGACCATTGTGATAGCCGCCGACCGTGTATTCGCGCTCGACTTGGCCGTCGCCGCCGCATTCTTTACATCTCATCCGTTTCTCCTGCGAGGATTGCTTTTCCGATTTGCTCGACGACCACAGCATTTTTATAAACCCAAGATTTACCAAAGACCTTAGCATCGCCATAGACTAAAGCACTGCCAAAGACCACAGCATTGTCAGAGACCCAAGAATTACCAAAGACACAAGACTTACCAAAGACCTTAGCATCGCCATAGACTAAAGCACTGCCAAAGACCACAGCTTTGTCAGAGACCTGAGCATTGTTATAGACCCAAGCCTTGTCAGAGACCTGAGCATTGTTATAGACCCAAGCCTTGTCAAAGACCCTAGCATCGCCATAGACCCAAGAATTACCAAAGACCCAAGACTTACCAAAGACCTTAGCATCGCCATAGACCTTAGCATCGCCAAAGACCCTAGCATTGCCAAAGACCCTAGCATCGCCATAGACCCTAGCATTGCCAAAGACCCTAGCATTGCCATAGACCCTAGCATCTCGCCCTACATGTGCGGTATCAGCAACCTCAGCCGTATCAGCAACCCAGCCACCACCATTGTAATGCTTGTGAGCCGGAACCGGACCTTTACCGTCATCAAAATCAAAAGTAGTCATCTCAATCTCCTCCGATGCCGCTGAACAGGTCGAGGACGTTGATGGTTTCTTGCTCATTCACCGCCATCCCCCTTCAACACGCTGTAGTCCACCCACGCATGTCCCTTGTCGATCACGACGATGCCTTTGTTCTGCAAGGCGTCACGCGCACGATTACGCGCCTGTCGTGTCGCAGATGGCGTCTTGCCGTTGTGTTCATCATGCCACGCCGCGACAGAAACCTTCGGCCCGTGATCGACCGCCAAGTTCGTCAACGCCTGCAACGCTATCTTCTGCGGCCCGGTCAGACGTTCGCCACGCTTCTTCGGCACGCCCTGCTTATCCGTCTCATGCAGCACGACAGTCTGATCTCCAATCAGACCGACACTCACCATACGCAAGTTAATATCGTCGGCGGGTTCTGCATCCTTCTGCTTCTCCACATGGATGGTCATCAGGCCGTCGTTTTGCATGGCGCGAAGCGAAGCGTCCACGCCACCAAGTAGCGACGTGCTGCCACGCATTCCACGCGCCGCATCCTTGCCCGAATGGTGAACAGCCAACACAGCGCAACCAGCATGACGCTTGATCGCGTCACACGCATCGACAAACATACCCATGTCCGTCGCGCTGTTCTCGTCACCACCCAGAAGGGCACGGGCGACCGTATCAATCACGATAAGAGAGAAACGCTGTCCAAGCGAATCAATCGTCCGCATCAGCTTCTCAATATCACCTTGCTCACGAAAACGTACCGCCGTAGGCAGAACATAAAACGGACAGTCCGCACCGGGCAGTTCGTGATGAAACTCCCAGCCCTTGATGCGCTTACCCAATCCGCCGACGCCCTCACCAGCGATATACAATACGCTGCCAGCCGTCACGTTATGACGCCCCTGCCACGCACGGCCATGCGCGATAGACAGCGCCCAGTCCAACGCGAGAAACGACTTGCCTGCACCCGGCTCACCGTACAGCACACTGAACCCATGCTTCGTCAGCATCTCGTCAATCAACCACTCGACCGGCGGCATACGACGCAAGTGCTCAAGCGTATATATCTCGAACGTATCCGCCTGCTCGCCTTCCGCCTCGTCGCCCGATTGCTCAACTTCCGGTAGATCATCCGGCACTTCATACAACGGCGTAGAGCGCATGATGTGCTTCAACCGTTCCGCGTCATTGCCATTCGCGGCAAGCCAATCCGCGACATCGCCCTTCGGCGCAAGGTTCGGAAGCACGACGCGCTTCATGCGATTGGCGACACCGTTCAGGTTCTCCGCGACCATATCCATGTGCGCCTCGCCCGCCTCGTCGTTATCGGCTATCATCACAACGGCGCGACCTTCGAACCAGCGGTTCAAATCCTCGCGCCACTTTCGCGCACCGCCATGACTCGTCGTCGCGAGAAAACCTGCCTGCGCCAGCGCATCCGCACACTTCTCACCCTCAACGATCAGGATCGGGCGGTTGGAATGATTGACGATAAGCGGAAGGTTATACGGCAGTGGCGTCACACCATCCATGTTCCATACCCAACCGCCCTTGTCGTCAGGACGCCGTTGTATAAAACGCTTTGGCTCATAACGCAGCACTTGGTACGACAGAACACCATTCTCGTCATAATACTCATAGACCTTCGACAGCCATTCCTTTGGGCGAATACGCTCTTCAACGTCACGCGTTATGCCAAAATTCTGTTGAAGGATTTCGTGCATCGGCTTCAACGACGCACCTTCGTGATGGCGCACCATATCTACGACGCCGCCACCCTTGTTTAATTCGTAGTCAAACCACACGCCCTTGCGTAGATCGACCTCGCGCCCATTATGCGTACCCCACCGAAGTTTCCGCCCTCGCGGCTTCGGGTTAGGCTCACCCCAATAATGACGCGCCACCATCTCAATATATGCTGATAAATTTGTGTTCATTCTTCTTTCCAGAAATAACGACGGGGTAAAAAACCCCGCCGTTGTTTACCCCACCCTAAAACAAATCGCCGTCGTCTTCTTGCTCAATAACGCGATCATCATCTTCAGGCGCGGGCGTTGACGCCTGATTGCCTTGGAAAGCATCAGGCGCGTCAACCCAACCACCAATCTTCCAGAGCGGAGACTTAAAACGCAACTCGCCCTGCGGTGTATTCACCTTGACCGTCTCAAGGTCGTCAACCACAACGAGAGCGTACTTGCCCGGATTCGCTTTGGACTGCGACACATACTCGTCGTGCAACTTGTCCATCGCCCTAAGCAACGTCTTGCTGCTGCCGGACAATTCCCGCAACCCCAAGTCCTCATTCGTCAGACGAATACGGAACGCCTGCTTGTGTTCTGGCGTTGGGCGGGCTGGCATCTCGCCACCAACGCGAGTCATCGCAAAGTCTGGATGACCCGACGCAAACGAAAGCCAACCGACCTCCATTTTCTCAAAATCGACAGCAAATTCTAGGGGGAGTTTTACCTCCTCCTCGCTCTTCTCCCATGCCCCGCTTTCGCTCTGAAAGCGGTCTTGGCGAATGAAGTCGCCTGCCTTCGCGTCAAACTTCAAAATCGGCAAAATATCGCCAGAAGATTTGTTTCCTACATCTAAACCTAGAGCCATAACGTCTTTCCTTTCATTAACAGTTTCGCTCTTTCACCATAAGGACGAACGTGTCCGTCGCGTCCTTGCGTGTCGCCATCCAGATATGACCTGTGTCATGCAGACGGCGGACACCCTCTAACACCAACGACTACCGTCCTTGGCGTATTTGTATCAGCGGCACGCAACACATCTGTTGTCACTCTCAATTCGCGCCGCGTGGCGCAGCAAGCCATCGTAAACACGCAGATCGTCCTGTTCGCGGGCGGCGTCGCGAACGATTCGCACTTTTGCTTTGCGCCATGCCATGTGCGCCTCATGCGGGCAGGTGAAGCGCCCGAGGTTTCGCTGTTTCCCTCCTTCTTTGATATAGGCGCAGAATTTTTTTTTCGCCTTATCAAAACACACCCCAATCGGCCATTCGCCACGGGCGGCGGCGCGGTCGGTGAGCAGGGTATTAAGATTTGGCGACACAAAGACGCATGTGTCGGGCGAGTAGACTTTGTTTCCCGGCGCGATGATGTCTTTGTCGAGTTGCTTCCCTTCCCAATCCTGCGTCTCCATCCAAGCGCGGAACGCCATGAACGAGTGCCATTCCTCGCATACCGTGACGCCGATGTAGGTAGGTTGGCGGGCGTGGAACTTGGGGCAGTAGGCGCGTTTGAGCATACCGGACCATGCACGATAATACGGACACCATAATTGCTTACCGTCCGGTCCTCTGGGGCGTACAG